AAACATGCATAAAAACAATAGCACAGTCCAGAATTTAGATTCAATATCAAATCATCACAAAAATTTAATTCAAGCTCCAAACTTCACCCAAGTGCCAAATGTAGTAATTGATCATTGGCAATCTTTTTTTAAATCGGGTCCAGCTTTTGCTGTTTTAGTACAGATCTGCCGCAAAACTTTTGGATGGCATAAAAGTAGAGATCGAATTTCTCTTCAGCAGCTCGAAAAAGGCACAGGATTTTCAAGAAAAACTGTAATCAAAGCGATCGACGAGCTAATCAAACAAAATTTAATAATTAAATTTAAAAGCAAAACTGAGCTTGGCGACGATGCGCCCAACGAGTATGAAATCAACGTGATTGAATCAATAGTTCTCCCTTTAATGAATTCACAGAATCAAGAGGAGGGTAGTGTACCAGATACACTACCCTATGTTTTTGACAAAAGGGGGGGTAGTGTATCTGGTACACTACCGGTAGTGTACCAGATACACACACAAAAGAAAGACTATGCAAAAGAAAATCCTCCTCCTCCCCTTTCTCATGGATCTTCTGAAAAAAATTCTATTCCTCGATCAGCTCCGCTAAAGCGGAGGGAGGAGGAGGAGATTTTAGATTTTCTCGAAGAAGTGGACGGACTCTCAAGAGCCGAAAAGCTAAGGCTCACAAAGAGCTATTCAAGAGAAGAGATCATTTCCGCACTGGAGATCGCTAGAACGCACGAAGTCAAAAAAACGCTAATGCATCTACTCATTGACATTTTGAAGCATCCTGAGCGATGGGAGGTCAATAGGGGAGCCGAATCAACGATACAGCAGCTTGCGAATAAATATAACTCAATGATCGAGACGGTTGATAAACCGATGTTCAAGGAAAATCAAAGCAACATCAAGAAAGGGTTGCTGTGGTTTAAGTCGTCAATAGGAGATCAACAAATTTCTTTAAATTCAGACTATGCCGACCAAGAAATCAAACAAGCTATTCAGTGGCTAAAGGAAAAAAAACATGGATAAACAAGAAAATTACTATAACGATTTAAAAAAGGTGGTTGAACAATCAAAAGATATGCTAAAATGCAAAGTTAATTTAACAGAAAGTGAAGAGTCCTATAGAAGAGGTTATGCTCAAGGATTCGCAGCAGCTAGAAGATGCTCAGAGCTGAAACAATTTGAGGTTGACTGCTGGAGATATAGCGATGAACTAACAGCTCCTCCAGGTTCTGGAATGGCAGGAGTTAAACTCTTCGGACTCACAAAATAACATAGAGATTTGTTATTCATGGAAAATCATATTTTCGGAAAGGAAAATTGTTCCGAAATATTTGACATCACGAGAAATAAACTTTTATCGAAAATTGAAAACGTCAGCAGAGAGAAAAAAAGTCTCTATGCTGACTTTTTAATGAAATTGTCATTTGAAGAAATAATACTAATTATTTATAATAGAGCATGTATTTTTTCACTAACTTATTTATTGTCTGAATACTCAAAACAAAATTTATATAATAGTTATGAGGAATTTAATAAGCTTTGTACAAAATTTAGATTCCTTTTGTTTCTTTCAATCGGAGAAAAATTAGGATTTTACAAAGTAACTTACAATAGCCACACTTTAGACCTAGAAGAGTGGCAAATAGAACTAACAGAGTTAGGTAAAAATTTAGCTCCTCATGCCCCAACGGACTTCAAAGAACTATGCGAATTCATCAAAAAAAATAAGGTTTTCTCAGAATATGCGAAAAAAATTAACAATCAAAAAAGCAACTTATAAAAAACTTGCTGAAATGCTGAGATTAAAAAGATCGCAGGGCTTACAAAAATCAGCTCAGACAGACAAAATGCAGTTTGCTTGCATCAAGACAGCTAAGAGCAAAAATAGTGCAGCCTTCGCAAATTGTGTGCAAAATTGACGATTTATCAATAATTAGAAAATTTGTATAAAAATTTGAATACAAGTTTTTTTTCCGCAAATTGTTAAGTATCAGTTGCAACGAAATTAATTTATCAAAATATGTTAAGAGGTTTATATGAAAATTGAGAATGTTGAGTACAACACAAAAGTTAAAGTAAGCCCTGTTTATGATGGGGAGTTTTATACGATTAATATTCCGATCATCGAGTTTCACAACGGCGTGGAACAGGTTAAAACAGTCGCTAAAGAGTGGTTCATCGAGCCAAAACAATACACAAATAGAATAGGCGTTAAAAGACAACTATCGCCACAAGCGCAAAATCTAGCTCTATACCTCGCCATTGTTGACAACATCGACCCTCAATTTTTCGAAGAAAAACTTGGCGCGCAGGTCGTCGGTTTTGTCATTGAGCTAATCGAATCGGGATATCTCACACTAAAAAATGAAGTGAAAGAGCAGAAGAAAACAGAAAAAAAATAATAAACATAAGGAATTAGAAAAGATGGAAAATTATAAATTTATTAGTTACATAGCCACACCGACAGAAAAACATTTAGGAATTGCAACAATTTGTTTTCACGATAAAGTAATTTTGAGATTTAAAGTAATCCCAAATAAAGATGGAAATGGTTTTTTTTTCGGAACATCTGCATTTAAAATCTCAACAGATGGTGAAGATGATCGTTACATTGAGTCATTTATGATTGACTCACGAAGTGAACAGGAATTACTGCATGAATATATGAGGGCGCATGTTAGACGCGAAATGGAGCAGTTTAGAGCCGTTCCGAGTCCAAAAATCCACAACCCATTTTCCCAAAATCAAGGAAGTAACGAAAAAGTGCCTTTCTAAAATAGGAATAGAAAAAAATCCCTTGGAAAAGGATATTGAAGAAAATAAAGCTAAATTTTCAGAATATCGCCAAGACCAAGGGATTTTATGACAAATATTTTCACGCCTTCAATGTGGTTTGATCCAACCATCGGCACAGAAAATTTCTATGAGCAACGCATCGAAAACGATGCTAACGGCAACCCTCTGTATGTAGCATGGACTCCCATAGCAAACGCAAATCAAGCGGATACAGTTTGGTGGATTAGAAAACTTTCTTACGATTCAAACGGTTTCGTATCGAGAATTCATCTACCGCTATCTGGAAACAAGGGTTTTAATTATTCGTGGACACTAAGAGCAACATACTTTTAAGGTGATTTATGCCATTTGTTTATAATCCTATCTCCAATCAATTTGATATTGCCAATACTGGAGGGGGAGGAGGCAGTTTTAAAGACCCTGTAGGAGTTGCCACCACTCAAGACCTCGATGCAATTTATGATAACGGAGTCGCAGGAGTAGGCGCAACACTGACAAACAACGGCGTTCTAGCAGCCTTGGTGATTGACGGCATCACTACTCCGATAGGCTCAAGAGTGCTTATTAAAGATCAAGACGATCAGATAGAAAATGGCGTTTACGTTGTCACCGATGCTGGAAGTGTTTCAGATCCTTGGATTTTAACACGCGCAACAGATTACGATGAGCCCTCAGAGATAGCGCCCGGAGATCTTTTTCCAATTGCAACAGGTTTGATTAACTCAGGAACTATCTGGGAACAGGCTGAAACTGTAGACACAATAGGAACCGATCCATTTCTATTCATTGAGTTTAATAATAAAGAGGTTTCACTCAGCCCCTACATAGTTGGAGCGAATAAATCGGATTTCCTTTTTATTCAAGATGCAATCGACGAAGCGGTTGCACAAGGTTATACCTCTTCAAATCCATGTAATATCTATCTAAAGCCAAAAGCTGGGGGATATGCTGAGAATATCCTAATGTCCGACGGAGTAAATTTAATAGGTATCGCATCAGGCAATGATTTAACACCTGTTTTGCTAACTGGAGAGATTACATGGCCGAACGCTTGCAACGCTATAATCGCAAGAGTAAAAATTGAACCAGCAAGCGGAAACGCTCTTTTTGTGAGTGGCGGAAAAGTTTACTTATCAGAAGTCGATTTTTCTCTCACAGCTCCTGATACTGCAATTTATCTTGAGACAACAAACACAAAAAATTTCAATCTCTACAAAGTCACTTCTAACGCCTCTTTAGGCATTCTTTTTGACTCCGATAATTCTGCTCAAACAGTCAACATTGAAATCAACGATAGCACAATCCTTGCAAATGGAATTTCCGAGTTCTATTGGACAGGCAGTCTATCTTTAAATGTTAACAATTCCACAATGCGATCCCCATTTATTTTAGATGTTTCGACTGTTTCAATTGATTTTCTGAGTTGTAACATACAAACACAAACTGAGATTGCTTTTGACTGTGGCGTCAACACAGAGGGATCCATAAACCTTCATCAATGCAAATTCTCAGGTCAGAGTTTATTTGTAATCCAAAATCCCGATTTAGTCGTATCTACTCCATATTGCGTTGTCGATGAGCAAACAGCAAGCTCTTACGCTTCCAATCAAGATTTTGGCACATCAAAAAAGATATCCTCTCTTGATTTAGCCGAGGTTTACGAACAGGAAAGGACAGGGTGGAGAGGTTGTAATACTAAATATTCACAATCTTTTTTACAGACAACAGACGATACGCCAACCGTATTATCTTCTATACCAATCTCTGAGCTCGAATCTGTCACAATGCAGGGGTTAATCGTAGCCTCTACTGCCGATCATTCAGCAAGTTTGAACGGTAATTTCTGTTTTGGAGCACGTCGAGAAACTGCAGGTGACGTGACAATCAATGGATCTCCATACAAATATGAAAATACCACCTCGCTTCTAACCTTTGATCTAGTAGTCAATACGACAACTCAGACAATGGATGTTTTAGTCACTGGTGAATCTGCCACAACGTATAATTGGACATGCTCATTCAATTGGGTAACGCTAAGGGATAACACATAGGAAATTATGGCTTCAGGATTCCAGAACGGCGCATTAATTGTAGATGATCCAGTACAAAGCAGAATCAACCTAGGATTAGGAGATTTAGCCATAGTAAACGGCCCTTTATCCCTAGCACTAGGGGGAACAGGAGTTGCCTTATCTGATCCAAACGCTGACAGGCTGCTTTTTTGGGACGACTCAGAAGGATCTACAAGCTGGCTGCAACTTGGAACAGGTTTATCTATATCAGGAACAATGTTAAACCTAACTGGTGGAGGCTCTGGAATAGTCCAAACCGTATCAGGGGTCACAGATAGAACCACGATTTCAGGAACAGCAGAAAACGTAATTGTTGATATTGCCTCAACGTATGCAGGGCAAAGCAGTATAACAACGCTAGGCACAATCACAAGTGGCACGTGGAACGGTTCCCCTATTGATTTAGGATCATATGTTTCTGGCAATCTTTCTGTAAACAATCTGGCATCAGGCGTAGGGGCAAGCTCAAGCACGTTTTGGCGAGGCGATGGGACTTGGGCTAGCGTTCCAAGTGGAGGAATTCAATCCGTTACAGGTACTACAGATAGAATATCAGTCGGAGGGACATCTTCCGATCCGATCATTGATATAGCTTCGACATATGCAGGGCAAAGCTCAATTACTACATTAGGAACCATTGCGACTGGCACGTGGAACGCTACAGCGATAGGGACGCAATACGGAGGAACAGGACTAACTTCATACAATCAAGGCGACATCCTGTACTCAGACGCAGCGAACTCCCTAGCAAAGCTGCCAAAGAACACCAGCGCCACACGCTACCTTAGCAACCAAGGCGCAGACAATAACCCGGCCTGGGCGCAAGTAGACCTTGCTAATGGCGTGACGGGCAATTTACCGGTGACAAACCTTAACAGCGGGACAAGCGCAAGCGCTACAACATTCTGGAGGGGAGACGGAACTTGGGCCTCTGCAACAACTGTTGATCCATTAGTGACAATACAAAAATCATCCTATATTTTTGATGATTTTTATTATCCATTAATTTCTGGACCTAGTTTAGCATCAAGTTTTCCATTTTTTTATGTGTACAATTCAGCAAGTAATCCTACAGCTCAATCTGTTGCGAATCGTCCAGGTGTGATGAGAATAAGTATGAATGGAGGAACAAGCCAGTATTTTGCTACTGCATCATCGAATACATCAATTGGTGGGCCAGCAGCCAGTAATTATGAAATTACATGGGAATGGGCAATGAGAATAAATAACCTAGCCTCTGCTGGGAATATGGGTTTTTATGTTGGTGCCATAACATTTGCAACACCAATTCCTCCAGGAACGAGTCCCGGAATGTATTTCAGTTATACAGACAACGTTAACTCAGGACAATGGCGTATAAATTGCCGAAATAGCTCTGGAATTACTACAAACAACACATCGAGTGCACTAGATACAAATTGGCATACATATAAGATTATCATAAATTCTGCTGGAACTAGTGCTAGTTTTTATATTGATGGGATTGAAGTCACAAACTCTCCTATTACCGCTAATATAACGACAGGTTTAATGAAATGGGTATTTCAAAAAGATGTTGTCTCTGGCAATCCTTCACTAACGTGGGATATAGACTATCTTTATTTAGGAACAACATTCAGTAGGTAGTTATGAAAAAATATTTTTCTTCTGATGGAGTTACTAGAGAATTTACTCCAGAAGAGTACGATCAGGATCGTATTTGTGATGAAAAGATCGCATTAGATTTACTGGAAACTGAACAAAAAATTAACAATATGATTCGTTTACGTCAAAAATTTAAAGATCCTCTTGAAGCTATAGACAAAATTTGCAAATTCCTAAACATTAACTTTGAAGATTTAGAGTAGGTTAAAAAATGGCTTCTGGTTTCAATCGTGGCGCACTGATAATCGACGACGCAGCACAAAGCAGAATCAATCTAGGATTAGAAATCGGCGTTGATGTACAAGCTTGGAGCACAGAACTTGACGGTTTATCATCTTTAAGTACCGAGGGATTCGTTGTTAGAACGGCAAGCGGTACTTATGCTATCCGTACTTTTATTGAAGGCTCTGGCATAACGATAACAAATCCCGATGGTATTTTAGGAGATCCAACATTCACCTCTTTCGGAGGCTCTGGAAACGTCAATTCGATAACTGGAACAGCCGATAGAATTTCTATTGGTGGTACATCTAGCGATCCAATAGTTGATATTTCATCGAATTATGTTGGCCAAAGCTCAATCACGACCTTAGGAACCATTGCAACAGGAACTTGGCAAGCTTCTCAAATTGGAGTAGCTTACGGTGGAACTGGTCTTACATCAATTGATCAAGGCGATTTACTCTATGGTTCATCGGCAAACGTTATTTCAAGGCTGACCAAAAATACCTCGGCGACTCGCTATCTAAGCAACCAAGGCGCAGACAATAATCCTCTATGGGATTTAGTTGATTTGTCCAATGGTGTACAAAGTGTCTTAGGCATATCCAATGGTGGTTTAGGCGTTTCCTTAATTGATCCAAATGCAGACAGAATCTTATTTTGGGATGACAGCGCAGGCGTTTTTTCTTACCTGACGGTAGGAAGCAATCTGACAATTGATGATACCACTTTAAACGCAGCAGGGGGAACCCCTAGCCCAATCAATAGCCAGCAAGAATATTTTGACGATCTAATATCGGAATCGTTTGAATTAGTCGGTAATATTCCATCTTATCCATTTTTTCTATGGCGCACTGGATGGAACACAGTAAATCAGCATGTTTTAGAGTCTAATAGGCCAGGGGTTTCATCTTTTAGCTCAACGTCAGGAACCGCACAATGTAAAAACTACTCGACACGTTGGGAAGTTAACCCATCTTTCTATGAAATTGAAATTTGTTGGGCTGCAAAAATTCAGAATTTAAGCGCAGTAAATCCAAACTACATAGTTTACCAAGGAATTTGGAACAATAACAACAATCCGACAGTTAATAACCGTGATGGTTTGTATTTTCAATACACACACGGAACTAACTCAGGACGTTGGCAAATAGTAACCAGAAGTTCAGGCGTTGCGACAGTGACAAATACTTTGAGCACCGTGGACACAAATTGGCATGAGTTTAAAATAACGATCAACGCAGCAGGAACAGAAGCCAGATTCTACATAGATAACGTGGAAGTTTCTGGCTCTCCTATCTCGTCAAACATTCCTCAAACTGGTTTAGGATGGCGTTATTATGTAAATTCAGTAAGTGGAAGCTCGAGCAAAACTTTCTATCATGACTTTATCTACTCTAAGATTAATTATTCTCGTCCATAAGGTAGATCACGCTGTCATATGCTTCTAATTGACCCTTCATAAAAGCAAGTGTTTCCTTATCATGCTTAGGATCATTTTCATAATATTTAATCTCTCTGACTAAATCATATGCATGATTGTAGGAATGTTCATAAATGCGGTAGCAATTTTCACATTCCCAAAAGCAGCAACAAGTAAGTAATAAATGAAACATAAAACCCTATAATTAATTTATGTTCAGTTTTTAATGTTAGATCATATATTAATATGATACTCTAAATTATCGTTAATACTCAAAAACTCAAGAGCAGATCGCATTGTGTCGCATTCGTATTTATCAGCGATGGTCGATAAAAATTTCGATAGCTCAATTGTACAGTCTGTCAAATCCTCTAGATCGTCATGAGTCATTAATAAAATCCCGGTTGTGATTTTTCAGAAGTTGGACGATTAAGCCCCGGATTTAGTTCTACCATGCAGTCTTTTTTCTTTTTTGCCTCTTTGGATATGTTGTAGGCTATGGCAACAGCCTGTTTCCTTGGTTTTCCTTCAGCAATCAGCTTTTTAATGTTCGCGTGAATGCTTTCTTGGCTATATCCTTGAGTTAGTGGCATAGATTAGCTCCTTGCTTTTCTCAAACGATAAAACGCTTCCCCTTTAGTTTCCAGAAGATTTAGCATCTTTTTTATTGCTGTTTAAAAAAATAGTGCATATAAGCAAATGAACAAAAAAAACAGAGAGCTTATGACTAAATCAGAACATCATGTTAAGGCAGCCAATGAGCGTTGGAATCCTACAATTCCAAGAGCGACACACAGCGGAATTTTAAATATTGGAGGTATAGAGATAGCTTGCGATGTTTTGGAAGACGAAACAAGGGTTTTAAGAAGGAAAGAATTCTTAAAAACTTTAGGAAGAGGAAAGCCAAATCACGCAACGATTTTAAGGGCCGAAAGGGAAAATTTGCCAATTTTTTTAAGTGCAAAGAACCTCTCACCATATTTTGAAGGCGATTTTTTAGCGAGGACCAAGGAAATATCCTACAAAAATAAATTGGGCATAAAATATAAAGGTTACAACTCAAATATTTTGCCTGAAACTTGCGAGATTTATTTAAAAGCTAGGCAGGATAAAGTTTTAACTGAAGATCAGTTACATATCGCCCAATTTTGTGAAATCATGATGAGAGCCTTTGCAAAAGTTGGTCTTGTTGCTCTAATTGATGAATGCACAGGATATCAAGAAGTCAGACAGCGAAACGAGCTTGAAAAGATACTCGAAAAGTATATTTCGGAGGAGTTGCGATCTTGGACAAAAAAATTTCCTAATGAGTTTTTTAAGCAAGTTTATCGCCTGTATGGTTGGGAATATTCAGGATCTCCAAGGCATCCTAAATTTTTAGGCAGTATAATTAATAAATACGTTTATGAAAAATTGCCTCCTGGAGTGCTCGAAGAGCTTAAACGAAAAAATCCTAGAAATGAAAACGGCCACAGACAATATCGGCACCATCAATTTTTGAGTGAGGACATAGGAGAAGAAAATTTATTGAAGCAGATAGTACAAACTACTTCGATTATGAAAGTATCGGATAGCATTAACGAATTTAAAAAATTGATGGATAGGCTATCTTGAAAATCAAATATCACTTTCGTAAAAAAGTCGAATATGATATATTAGAGTCAAATTTTGTTGTTTTTGGGGGAACGATGTGTTCCCCTTTTTTTTTGGCGGTTTTATGGCGATAACGATTAAAGAACTTCAGAACAGAAAAACCTTCTTAGTACACAAATTCAAAGCGCATTCTTGCACAACTGATCAAATTAAGTTTCCGTCTAAGCTGGAAAAAGATTGTTATCTGACTCTAAAATCACTTCAAGAGCAAAAAAAAATCCTCTTTTTCTTGAGACAGATTGGTTTTGATCTGCCAGGGGGCTATCGGCACTTTGTCGATTTTTTAGTGTTTAAGGAAAACACGGCTTTTTTTGTGGAATCAAAAGGTCGTGATTTAGCAGTCGGTAGAATGAAAAGAGAACAAGTAGAAGAACTTTACAATATTAAAATTCACGTTGTTCAAAACTGGAAGCATCTGGAAAAATTGATCGAACATAATTTTATGGAGAAAAATGGCTAAAAAACCTCCCCAATTCCAATTATTGACCGATATTGAGTTTAGAACAGAGAAGAGGAGGTTAGGCGACCTAGTGCCTTACGAAAGAAACCCCCGTACTCTTTCTAAAAAGCAATACGAGGACTTGATGGAGTCTTTCAGACGTTTCAATTACGTCGAACTTTGCGTTGTGAACGAGGATAATACAGTCGTAGCAGGACATCAGCGATTAAAAATCATGATGGATTTATGGGGCAAAGACAAAGAAATTGAGGTAAGAGTACCGAATAGGCCACTTTCTCAAGAGGAGTTTAGAGAATATCTAATGCGCTCAAACGTTAATACGGGCTCCTTCGATCTTGATATAATCATGGCTGATTTCGATTTAGACTTTCTCAATGTTATTGGTTTTGATAAATCAATACTCGGAATTGAAGAAGAGATACAAGATATTTCAGAAATAACTGACGTGACAGAAAGCGCAAATTTCACAATAAAATGTAAAAACATCGTCGAACTTAAAAAGCTTCAGGATTACCTTGGGACGCAAAAAAATAAGGTAACTCTTGAAAAATTTATGGAGTTAATTGAGGAGTTAAATTGAAATCAATAGCAATCTTAGAGGTAGGTGCAACACAAGAACCAAATTTTAAAACTTGTATAGATGCGCATTTAAGAAACTCAATAATCTTAAAAAATGTTTTGCATTGTGATTTGCTAAGTAGAGATCAGGATTATATTAAAGCTCTGCAAAATAGATATGATTGTTTTTTACTTCCATTTAATACTCAATATTTGCCGTTTACATTAATTGAAAAAATCATAGAAAAAAACCCTTTAGCTAAAAGAGTTTTGTTTAGAAATGAATATGATTTTCAATCGGTTAGTCCAGTTTTTCCGCCACCTTGGATTGAGATTGCTAACTATGAATCATCAAGGGCGAAAGGGAATAATGTAGAATCGTTTTTTTCTCTAAATCTTAATCTTATCATAGCTAAGAAAGAAAATCCTCTCACAAGCAAACCCTATGAGTGTATCTACTATTCGACTTTTAGAGAGAACAGAGATAGGTATCACCAAATTTATTTAAAAGATCGCATGATCCTAAGCACTTCTAAGAAGAACGTCATAAAATTTATGAAAGCAGGCATCACCTGCAACTTCATAAAAAAGCTGACTTGGGAACCACGTAAAGAGACACTTAATCTATTTAAGTACTCTCTTTATCTAGAGGATGAATTCACGCATACTTTTTTCAATAATTTATCTAATCGTTGGTATGAAGCTGGTTTCTGTAACAACGTAGTTTTTTTTGATAAAAATTGCTGGAATACAATCAAAAAAAGCGAATTGAAGCCGTATTTGGAATCTGTAGAGTTTTATCTAGTAGAAAGTTATGAAGATTTGCAAGACAAAATTAAATTGTGCAACCCAAATTTTCAAGATCATTTAGAGATTCAAAAAAGCTGGAGAAAAAACGAGCCTGCTCTTAGAGAAACCATGCTCAAAGAGCTATACGAAATACTCCATCATAAAATTTATGAGTAAAAAAATGGATGATAAACACTATACCGAAAGAAAATATAGAAAATTTAGAAAGAAAGGTGAGGTAATCGGAGCTATTAAAAGAAAAGTAGATATTGATTGGCAAAAAGTATCTTTTTTACTTAATTCACGCTGCACAATCAAAGAAATTGCAGGCTTTTTTGATTGTTCGGAAGACGTGATTTACAGCCGATTTGAGCAAGGCATGGGCATAAGCTATAAGGAATGGTCAGAGCGTCAGAAATACAAGGGCGACGCTATGCTTAGGAGTAAACAGTTTCAAGAGGCTATGCAAGGCAATAACCGCATGTTGGTTTTACTAGGAAAAGAGCGTTTAGGACAGACAGACACGCAACAACAAGTTATTACACAAAAAACCACTCAAAAATGCATTTTGGAATTGCCAGATAATGGGAACCGTTCGCCGAATCAAACCACAGGAAGGCCCTCAGACACAGTTTTTCAAGACTAATGCCGATTTGGTCATTTACGGAGGAAGCGCAGGAGGGGGAAAGACCTATGCGTTACTCATGGAAGCTCTTTGGCATCATGACGTTCAGGGCTATAATGCCGTAATTTTCAGAAAAAACGCTAATCAAGTTAGGAATCCGGGCGGACTCTGGGATAACTCTTGCGAGCTTTTTTATGATTTTGGAGGCTATGCTAGAGAAACAGTACTCGAATGGTCTTTTGATTCAGGAGCAATAATCAAATTTGCTCATCTGGACACTGAAAAAGATAAATACTCTTGGCAAGGAAGTCAAATTTGTTTTATTGGCTTTGATGAATTGACACACTTTTCTTGGGGTCAATTCGTTTACATGCTATCAAGAAATAGGTCCATTTGTGGAATCAGACCTTACATTCGAGCTACAACGAATCCGGATCCGGATTCCTGGGTAAGAAATTTTGTCGACTGGTGGATTGATTCCAAAACAGGATACGCTATCAAAGAACGCTCTGGAGTCATTAGATGGTTTATTGTCCAAGGCGATGAAACCATTTGGGCAGACTCTAAAGAAGAGCTTCAGGAACGTTTTGAAGGATGCTTACCTAAAAGTGTTTCCTTTATCGCATCAAATATTTTCGATAATCAAATTTTGTTAGATAAAAACCCCGAGTATCTAGCCAACTTAAAAGCACTGCCGAAATTTGAGCGTGAGCAACTCCTCAATGGAAATTGGAATATTCGCCCGACTTCTGGAATGCTGTTTCAAAGAGGCCATTTTGAAGTTGTCAACGCTGTACCAAAAAACACAAAAAAAGTTAGGTATTGGGATAGAGCAGCAACTAAAAAGACTGAAACAAACGATCCTGATTATACTGTTGGATTAAAACTTGAGCAAGACAGTAACGGATTACTCTACATTACCGATATTATTCGCATTCAAGATACTCCCCTCATCGTACAAAAGACGATCAGAAACACAGCGACACAAGACGGGTTGAATGTTAGAATTGGCATTGAGCAAGACCCGGGGCAAGCTGGAGTAAGTGAGGCAGATTATTTAGTTAGACACCTTAGCGGTTTTCCTGTTAAAACCTATAAAGCGACTAAAGATAAAATTACTAGATCGTTACCGATTTCATCACAATGCGAAGCAGGAAACGTCAAAGTTATTAAAGCATCATGGAACGAAGATTTTTTTAAAGAGTTGGAAAATTTCCCCGAGTCATCTCATGATGATATTGTGGACGCACTAAGCGGAGCTTTTCTAATGCTCTCAGAAGAAAAATATGATTTAAACGCTATCCTCTCAATGTAGGTCATCATGAAAGAGTCAAAAGGTTACGCCTTGCAAAGGAAAATTGATTTTACCGTTCAAGAAAAAATGGCACAGCTCGGAAGCTCTTTTACCTCAAATAATGATGGATGGATGAACGTTTTAACTGGTCTAGGGATAAAGGGCAGAGACAAAAACGTTTCTACATCGTATAGACTATGCAGTATTTTGAGTTATGCAGAATTAGACCAGCTATATCGTGGAGATGGTTTTGTTAAAAGAGTTATTGAATTGCCAGCTTCTGAGATGATAAGGCAGGGATGGAAAATTGACGGAGACATCAAGGACGAAGTTAATTCAAAACTAGAGGAGTTAAATGCATTTCAAAAATTAAATGATTTAATTAAATATTCTAGGCTATACGGTGGAGCGTTATTGATTATTGGCGTTGCCGATGGAAGACCTTTAGAGGAGCCTGTGGATGAAAATAATATTCAAGATGTTTGTTGGTTGCATTGTTTTGATAGATACGTTTGTTTTTCTCAAGATGGAACTTTTGAAGGAAATTTAAATAGTCCAAATTATGGATATCCAAATATTTATACTGTCAACGATGTTAGAACAGGAAACGTTTTCACGGTTCATCATTCAAGAATTTTAAGAATGGATTGGGCTATTCTGCCACCACGTCAGCAGTCATATAATGACGGTTGGGCTGATTCTTGCATTCAATCAATGTATCAAGAGCTTAAAAACTACTCTACAGCATTTGCAAATGCTGGTTTGATTATTCAAGATTACGTCAATAACGTTATAAAAATCCCTTCTCTCGGTGAAAAAATAGCTTCAGATTGTGGCGATGGCGTGGTTTCAAAAAGATTGGATATTATCAATCTTTCAAAATCAGTTGCTAATATGTTAGTATTAGATAAAGAAGAAGAGTTAATTAAAATTACTACAAATATTTCTGGTCTTCCTGAGTTATTAGATCGCTTTATGCAAACCATGAGCGCAGTTTCTGGCATACCTGTCACGTTACTTTTTGGTCGTAGTGCTGCTGGCATGAATGCCACAGGCGACAACGATATTAGAAACTTTTACGACTTGATAAAGCAATGGCAGGAATACAAACTCAAACCATGCTTAGAAAAGCTTGTGAAGTACATTTTTTTAAGCAAACGAGGGCCAACAAAAGGCATTCAACCAGACAACTGGGGGATTAAATTTACTCCTCTCTGGCAAAACACAGAAGAGCAAATTGCTCTAATGCGAAGAACAATAGCAGAGACTGATAGAATTTATATTGAAAGCGGCGTTCTTGACCCGAACGAAGTCGCAATCTCTCGCTTCGGAGGTGATTCTTACAGCATGGACACGATTATTGACGTGTCATTAAGAGAAGGCGGTTACAATCAAAAAGAAACCGAATTGTTAGAGTCTGAAAAATTGCTTGAGACTGAAAAATCAGAACCTGATCCAACTATCGGCCCCGATTTCATGCAAAGCAACATCCAAGAACCAAGGGGGATCTTTTAGTGCCAACAATCCAGCAATTGCAGCTAATTGCAGCAAGAAAAGAGAAAGGACGCACGAAGAGGCTTAAAAATCCTCCTAAGTGGCTTTTCCCAAGCACAGCGGAAAGAGAGTATACTAAGGAACTCTATCAGCTCACGAACGAATTAAAAAAGCTCATCAAAGAAATTCTAATTCCTCAACTACCTAGTTTGTTTGTCGAAGTGGAGATTAAAACCTCTGATTCAGTAAAGAACGATGATTTTTTAGACAGACTTAAAGCGATCATCTTAACGATTTCACAAGCGATAGAGCCAAAAGTTAAAGAAACTATCTTTGAGTCTAAAAAAATTGGCGTTGACATCGCACGATATAATCAAACTCAGTACCAAAAAACGGTTAAATCAGTGTTCGGAATAGACATTTTTGAAAATGAACCTTGGTTAGTCGATCAACTTAAACTGTTCTCCTCACAAAATGCGCAGTTGATTAAATCGCTTCCATCGCAAGAGCTGGAGCAAGTTAGCCAAGCGATTGAAAGAGGATTGCAAGAAGGCTCTCCGATTAAAGATATTGAAAGAGAATTAATTCAAAGATTTGGTATAACGCAAAGAAGAGCTAAATTAATCGCTAGGGATCAAACCAGCAAATTAAATGCTAGCCTAACTAAATTGAGACAAGAACAATTGGGCGTTGAAGAATATCTCTGGCAGACAGCAGGAGACGAAAGAGTCAGGCCGACACACAAAGCTAACGATGGAAAAAAATTTAAGTGGAGTAATCCACCACCAACAGGACATCCAGGGACTGCTGTAAATTGTCGTTGCGTAGCTATACCAGTGCTAGAGGGTATTTTAGAATGATGGAATCAAGATTTGATCGTGGAATAGTTAGGGGTGAAGCGGAATTAACACCTGAAGGGTATATTAAAGCTCTTGCCGTAGTAACCAGAACAGGAATTTTTGATTATCGCAATCCTGACGGATCAATCAGAAGAGAGCTAAGACATCCTGATGAAGTTTTCGATCCTTCTTCTCTTGAGTCTATGAAAATGATTCCTGTTACTAATGGTCATCCACTAGAGCGTTTAGTCAATGCAGACAATGCAAGGAATCTTGCTATAGGATATACAGGAGAGACAATTGAGGTAGAAAAAGAGTTTATTCTTTCTAAGCTTCTAATCACAGATAAAGAGGCCGTTAAAGACGTTAAAGAAAGAAATAGAAAGCAATTATCTTTAGGGTATACCGTTGAGCTAGTTAAAGAAGATGGAACTTATAACGGAAAGCCATATGACTATAGACAAACTAATATCCGATATAATCACTTGTCAATAGTCTCTGAGGCAAGAGCAGGAAGCGAAGCAACAATTGCATTAGACGAAAACGACACGGTCGAAATTTTCAAACAGGAGAATACAATGGCCAAAATTAAATTAAGAATAGATCAAGAGGAAATCATGGTTGAGCCAAGCACAGCCCAACATTATGAAAAACTCATGAAAGATTATGAGAATCTCATGGCGGAAAAACAAAGAGTTGAGCAAGAGCTTGAAATGATTAAGTCCATGCTAGAAAAAGCACAGGCTGAACGTGATTCAGCTATGGAAAAGAAAACAGAGCTTGATCCAGAAGATAAACCCGGCCCAGTGAACACTGATAGCGCAGAATTTAAAAACGCAGTAAAAGCTAGAGTTGCTCTTGAAAAACAAGTAGAGAACGCTCTAGGACGAGATATTAAAATTGATTCTCTCTCAGACATTGATTTAAAAAAGAAAATCATTTTGTCGAGAAGGCCAACAATGAATTTAGACGGAAAATCTGAAACTTATATCAATGTAGCCTATGATATCGCTATTTCTGAGCTACATATGGAGCCAGTGGTAAAAGCAACTTCTAAAGTCAAGGTTGACTCTGTAGAGGTAAATGCCGAAGAAGCAAGACAAAAAATGATCGACAGAATGATTAAAGGAGCAAAATAAAATGGCTGGACAAACTTCTTATCCTACCGAAATGGTAGTGGCAAGCGAAGGACTTTTGGCAGACTCTGGATTTGTCAATGTTCTTTCTCCTAGAGCTTTTGATGAAATTCCGATTGGTCGAGGCGTTGCAAAAGTAACTGGAGTAGATTATCAAGTCAGATTACCAGAACAAAACCTTTCTACAATTGTTTTGAGTGCTGATTTGGTTACCTCAAACTCGATTGCAGTTTCAGTTAATGGCGTAGCTTTAACCCCTATTGTGTTTGATAATTCGCATTTAGACACAATGAATCTAATTGCAGCAGCTATTGAATTAGAACCGGGAATTGCTTCAGCCGTAGTCGGAGGAGCAAACGACCGCACAATTACAGTAATCTCCGATAACGGAGAGACTTCAACAATTAACAGTTTTGTAGTTACGCTAGGAGCTTCTCAGGCCACGGCAACAATTACAAATACAACCTCAGATACACTTTACGGGCTTGCTTTGAGAATTCAAAACAAGATGAACCTTTATTCTCAAGCTGGCTCTGATGGTGCTTCGCCATACTATGAAGGCGATTGCGTTTCAATGTTGACAAAAGGCAGAGCTTACGTAAAAGTCGAGGATGTAGTTAACTCTGATGATGCGGTTTACTGCCGATTCAAGGCAAACGGAGGCAATACTTTATTAGGTTCCTTCCGTTCCGATAGCGACTCTGGAACCTGTTTTGAAGTAGTCGGTGCAGTATGGAGAGTAGGAGCCTCAGCAGGTGGCTTGGCAACTCTTGAAATCAACCAACCAAACTAAGAGGTTTAAAAAATGAGTAAGGTAATGAGTACAAACCTCGATGCGAACGAAACAATGTTTTTCGCTAGAGAATTAGAATATATCAAAGCTAGATCGTATGATGTGCAGTTCCCGAAGCTGAAGGCGTTAACTGGACTACTCCCTATTAGTTCTGAAGCAGGCGCAGGAGCTGAAGCAATTACTTTCACGCAATACGAACCTACAGGTTTAGCTAGAATCATCTCAAGCTATGCGGACGATCTACCTAGGGCAGATATTCGAGGAAAGCAGTTCACCAGCTTAGTGAAATCACTTGGTGTTAGCTATGGCTACTCTATGCAGGAAATTAGGGCAGCAATGTTCGCTAATAAATCTCTTCAACAGAGAGTTGCAAACGCTGCAAAACTAGCTCACGATCAAAAAATTAATAAATTGGCTTGGTTCGGCGATGCTAATTTTGACATCCAAGGGTTTCTCTATGCTCCGAACGTTCCTGCTGCACCAGTAGAAAACGATGGCGTAGGCAATACCACGGAATGGGTAAACAAAACGCCCGATCAAATTCTTAGAGATATGAATGCATTAGCGAACGGAATTGTATCGCTTACTAACGGCGTTGAGTCTCCAGATACTTTGATCCTGCCTATTGCTCAGTATACTTTGATTGCATCGACTCCTAGAAGCTCCACAAGCGATACTACTATCCTTGAGTATTTCTTGCAGAACAACCCATTCATTACAAACGTTGATTGGGTTTATGAGTTGACAGGAGCAGGCCCTAGCGGTGAGGACATCATGGTTGCATATCATAACAACCCCGATAAACTTACCCTTGAATTGCCTATGATGTTCACTCAATACGCACCACAAGAAAGAAACCTTCAAATGGTCGTAAATTGTGAATCTCGTTTTGGTGGAGTAATTATTTATTATCCTCTCTCAATCTCTATCGGGGAAGGTATCTAATGGCTCTTGTTCGATACAACGGAAAAAACATTCTTTACTTTAACTTTACTAAAAAGTTTTTCCCTGGGATCAACGAGGTTACGGAGAGCGAATTAGTCGCTCTCCAAAATCACCCCCTTTTCGTTAAACGCTTTGAATCTGGTGTTCTTGAGCTAATCAAGGAAGAAAAGAAAAAATCGCCCTCGATCAAGGAAAACATCAAATTGATTCAAGAGGTATACGATGTTGATCTTCTTAAAAAAATGATGGCTCATGAGACTAGAGCGCAAATTCTCGAAGCGATGAAAACACAAATTGATAAGCTGACACCAAAACCAAAAAAAGAGGATGAAGAATTCGATGGCGATATCTAATCAGGATATTCTAAACGCTCTTTATGCTATCGCTCCGCAATTCGCAAATCCTACAAGCGATCAATTGGCGGTCTACAATCAATTGATCGCCTTAATACGCTGTCAAGTGAATGAAAAAATTCTTTCTTGCTGTGGTGTACTTGCTTTTGCTTATCTTCTTGCTCACATGCTGACAATGAGAAACAACCCAAATTTAGGAATAGCTTCCAGCTTGTCAGAAGGAGAGCTTAGCATTTCAATGGCAGTCTCTACAGACTCGCAATTTTTAAATCTTACTCCATACGGAAAAGCTTACAAAGATTTAATAAATCGCACTGTCATAGGCTCCACAGTAACAAATTTACCAAGTAATTTTGGAATTGCAAATTATGGCTCGTGCGGTTGCTGATAAAGATAAAGGCTGGAAAGAGATTGAAAAGCAGATAGAAATTGCGAGTAAATCATTGGTAAAAGTAGGTTTTCAGCAAGGCGAAACAACGAAACTACAGAGAAAAGGCAACAGGACAAAAAAAAGTGGTTTCTCTATGCCAGATATCGCAGCGGTTAACGAATTCGGAAGCGCAAAAATTCCAGCTAGGCCATTCATGAGAACATCTTTTGACGAAAACAGAGATAAAATCACTTCTTTTGTTCAAAAAAACTATGATAAAATCTTAGAAGGAAAAATTACGACAAAACAAGCTCTAGGATTGATAGGGCTTGCAATGGTCGGATTGATCCAGAAAAAAATTAGAAGCATTGTTACTCCCCCTAACTCTCCAAGAACTATCGAGATAAAAAAATCATCTAAACCTTTGATAGATTTTGGCCAAATGATTCAATCGGTTAGAGAAAAAGTGGTGATTCGTTGAAAGACTTTTTGATCATTATGGTTGGCAATTTGTGCTGCACTCTCCTAGCATATCTAAAGGGCTATCTCGATTGCAAAAAGGTGTACGATGACACCGTTTGAAATATTCAGGTCGCCAATCACAATCTATAGAAACGTAAACGGATTTTTCGTTGATGGTCGATGGCAAGAAGGCTCTCAAGCCACACTATCAGCCGATTTAATTGCTGGAAACGTCGTTAATATTACATTCAACTCTGTAGCATTAGCACCTATCAACTTTTCAGTTTCTCACGCTGCAACCATGCAGTTAATCAAATCAGCTCTTGAAGCGCAGCCAAACGTTAAACGAGTCAACCTTTCAGGAACTAACGACAGAGTAATAACAGTTATAGCGACGATAGGAAATAATGATTTCTTCAACTCTTTTACAGTAACAGGGGGAGCTTCTCAACCGACAATTACACTAGAAAGCTCACCGCAAATCATATCTAGCACGGCAAGCATTCAACCGATAACAGGCAACGAGATGGGAACGATTCCTGAAGGCCGTGACGTGCTAGCAAAATACAAACTTTTTACCTCAACTTTGATTAGAACCGTTTCAGATAAAAACCCCGATCAAGTTGAGATTTTTGGAGAGCGTTTTGAAGTCGTTCAGGTTATGCCGTGGCAAAACAACTCTAATTTTGCGCTAGTGAATCACTACAAATATATTGCCGTGAAACTAGAACCACTAGGAGCTTACTAATGGCAATAGATTTTGAGGTAGTAAAAACAAATTTGTATGATTGGGCAGTCAGTAATTTACCTTCTAATGTTCCAGTGATATTTTACTACCAGAACGCCCCCCGTCCTTCTGTACCTTACGTTACTCTTTACCTCACGCCTTTATCTCAAATCGGTAATGATTTTGTCCCTATGCCAACTAATCAAGCTGGGACGATAACACAGATAGGAGATAGAGAATTTACTCTACAGGTTCAGACTTATGGCGATGATTGCATAACTCGATTAGAAAATCTTAGATCGTCATTGCAAAAACAGAGTGTTTTAGATACTCTCCGAGAAAATGGAATCGCTTTTGTTCAACAATTATCAATTAACGATATCACAGAGTTAAACGCTTCACGTTTTGAAAATCGGGCTCAAATGGATTTACTTTTCAGGATCGGGCAAACTTATTCCGAGACTACAGGATCAATTGAAACGGTTGAAATCAACGAGAACTTTTCAAATGGTCAAACAATAGTTTATGATGATAAAATTACGATTAGTATAGCTCCCTAGGAGGAAAAAATGCCTTTAAGCGATATTGTCAACGTTACTATCACAAGAGAAACTCAAACGGTTTCAGAGGCTGGCTTTGGTACTCTGATGATTCTAGGGGTGCATAAACGTTTTAATGAGCGCATTAGATTTTACTCAGATATTGATGAAGTAGCGGAAGACTTCAATGCGACAGATAAAGAGTATATCGCAGCTCAAGATGTTTTTTCTCAATCTATCAGTCCGAACTTGATCGCTATCGGTAGACGCACAGCGAACAACGCAACAATTACCGTAGAATCGGCTCAGTCGCCTTTTGACTATACAGTCACAGTTAACGAAATAGAAGCCACCATCAATACAGCAACAACCGCCGAATGGTCTACAGTCGTTTTAGATGCTGACCTAGTTACTAGTAACCAAATTGATATTACAATTAACGGAACACCATTGACCCCAATTGTGTTTACCAGCTCTCACCTCGACACCATGAATTTAATTTGCGCAGCAATTGAGGGTGAACCAGGGATTTTATCATGTGTTCTTGATCCTGCTGATATTACTAACCGCACAATCATTTTGACAGGAGAATTAAATCAGGATGCGGTTGTAGATAGTTTCGTAGTAACTCTAGGAGCTTCTCAAGCGGTCGCCACGATTACTACAGTGGATCAAGAGGTGACTCCGATTATCATTGCTGATGCTCTAGTGACAGCATTAAATAACGAATTGACGGATCAAACAACAACGGACAACGCAGATGGAACATTTACAATTTCGGCTGACGTGGCAGGAGAAGCATTTACCGTCGAGGTTGAAACAACGATAGTCAATCCGATTAAAGCTAGGGTTTCTATTACTCAAGCAAAACCACTTACTGAGTACATAGTTACGATCAACGGCATTCAGACAATCTATACGAGCCCTATTGATGTTTTAAGCAATTCTCAGATAGCTAATGAGATTGTCGATTTGATTAACGACAATTCAAACTTGAATGTTTCAGCAACGGATAATTTGGATGGATCTTTTGAGATTGAAAGCCTGACATCCTCGCCCTTTGTTCTTTTAGTCTCTGATTCGATCATGACAAAAGACTGGGGGCTGATCGTTGATCCTTTATCTCCTTCTGATTCCGTAGTTGACGACTTGAACGCTATAGTCGTAGAAAATAATGATTGGTATGCTTTGGCAGAGACAACGAGAACACAGGCAACAGTTGAGGCCATAGCTGCATGGGTAGAAGCCAGAACTAAAATTTTCGGAACGGCATCATCCGATTTAAAAATTATTAATGACGCTCTAGGTGTTGATTTAACTTCAGTAGCTGCAAAATTTAATATCGCTGGCTATGTTCGCTCTTTCGTCATGTATCATCAAAACGCATCCATTGATTTCCCTGAGTGCGCTTGGTTTGGAAGAGTGCTTCCACTGCTGCCGGGGTCAGAAACTTGGAAATTCAAAACACTAAATTCCATCGCTTACAGTGAGCTAACGACAACGCAAAGCGCAAACGCACGAAACAAAAAAGCCAATACTTATGAATTCATCGGAGGAGTAGGTATCACAAGAGAAGGCACAATGGCTCAAGGCGAGTTTATTGACATTATCCGCGGTGTCGACTGGTTGACAGCTAGAATTCAAGAGCTAGTTTATTCTGCCTTGGTCAATGCAAATAAAGTGCCTTATACTGACGCAGGCATAACAATTATAGCTGGACAAGTAAAAAAAGCACTTCAACAAGGGATTGATTCCAATTTCCTGACCGATGATCCTTTTCCTGCTGTCACAGTGCCAAAAGCCTCTCAAGTACCATCGACAGATAAGGCAAACAGAATCTTAAAGAATGTTAATTTTACCGCCACGCTATCGGGGGCAATTCACGCCGTAGAAATTAATGGCGTGATTTCTGTTTAGTGTAAAACAGGTTTACATAGAGGTTTTAAATGGCACTCAGAACATACAATCCAGCATCCGTTATTATATCAATTGGGGGCGTGCCCATGAGCGGATTTGCTGATGGAACGTTTTTAATGATTGAAAGAGATGAAGACGCTTTTACGAAAGTGACAGGAGCGGACGGATACACCACGAGAGTTAAAAGTAATAATCGTTGCGGAAGCCTAACGCTAACTCTTAAACAGTCTAGCCCAAGTAATGATGTTTTAAGTGGATTCGCTAATCTCGACGAGCTATCAAACGCTGGAGTTGTCCCTATCCTGATTAGAGATATCTCAGGAACATCTACCTATTTTTCAGCTACAGGCTGGATAAGGAAATATCCAAGCTCGGAATTTGCAAAAGAGCTTTCTAATCGAGAATGGATTTTAGATTTAGCAGATTTAGACGTGTTTGTCGGCAGCAATGGGGTTAATGCGTAATGATTGAGACAGAGCAAAAAGTTATTGGCGGAGCAGTCTATACAGCAACACAGCTACCAGCGCGTCAAGCGCTGAGATTAAAAACTAAAATTCTTAAAATGTTTGGGCAATCTTTATCAAAGATTTTTCAAACTCATGATGAAAAAACGATTGAAGATAGCATTTTAGCAGCTCTTCCAACTTTCTTTTGCGATGTGGACGAGAGGCAATTTGAATCATTAGTTTTAGAACTTCTTCGAGGAGTTAGAAAAGACGGTGTAGAGCTAACAGAAAGCATAATCGACTTAGAATTTGCTGGAAAAATCTATGAGCTTTACGAAGTAATTTGGTTTGTCATTGATCTAAACTATCGCACTTTTTGGAAAGGGGGCATTACTGGAAAGAGATAGAATTTCCAGCTAATGCAGATTCATTCGCCAGATATGAAAAAAACCTCTCTCCTGAGCTTGCAGAAGAGCTTATAATCTGGCGTTTAGTTACTGATAAAATCGCTTCTCTACATGAGCTAGAAAATGATTGGAGCTTTGACGACTTACTCAGAGCTGAATCTTATCTTTCAATGCAATCGGACATCATGCGCTTAGAAACTAACAGGTCAAAAAAATGATAGTCAGAGAGCTAACAACCGTTCTAAAATTTGTGGTGGATAAAGTCGGAGTAAACGGCTTTAACAAGCAAGTTTTAGGCATCAAAAAAAATCTGGTTGGAACCGCTGATTTAGTCGTCGATTTTGTCAAAAACGTAGTAAGTGAATTTCGTAGCATTGGCGATTCGATCGCAAATATTGATGATTTATCAAGACGCTCTGGAGTTGCTTTTGAGAGTATTTTACAGCTTCAAGAGGCAGCGAAAGGCTTTAGGATACAACCAGAGCAATTCCAAGGCGCATTTTTAAGATTTTCAAAGCTTGTTGAGGATGCAAAAAACGGATTCGGCGAACTTCGATTAATTGCAGCTAATTTGAATTTAGAACTGTTTGACATCAACGGAAATTTCAAAGAAACAGACAAGCTCCTTTTCGATTTCATAGATGCATTAAATCGCCATGAATCAGAAATTCAGCGAATCAGATTCTTAGATCAAATTTTCGGAGCTGATCAGGGAGCGCGTTTAGAGCGTTTTTTCAGGCAAGGATCAGAAGCGATAAGGAGTCAAGCGAGTGCATTTAAAGATTTATCAAAAGAGGCTGCAAACTCGAGGCAAGAATTTGAAAAATTTGAAAAAACGGTAGTTGAGTTTGAAACCGCTATAGATAGCTTGAAAAAAGAATTAGCAATTACTTTACTACCTCCAACAATCAATTTTTTCAAAACAACAAATAAAGTCATCAAAGATCTTAAAAGAGCTTCAAAAGAAGGGTTTATTAACGAAGAATCGTTTAAAAATTTAAAAAGCAAACTAAATGAGCCAGAAGTTAATATTAAAGAATTTGAAGAGTTTTTCGGAACCCAAAAAATAGTCAATAAGCCAATTCAACCTAATATTTCGATTAATAATGATATAAATATTGATGTTCCACAGGGAACAACTCAAGAGCAGATAAGCAAGATCGAGGATGCAATATCACAAGCTTTTACTGAGCAATCGCAAATTATGATTCGCCAGCTTATCACAAATAATCCCCAAATTGAGTGAGGTTTTAGATGGTTTTATCGCTCCTCTATGGGAAAAAATACAATCGCTCTAGAATCGACACGATTGAGTTAGACGCTACAATCACAGAGGAACATCGTTTTGTTGCAAGGGTGACTAATTTCCCTTTAGAGGATGGTCAATATATTTCTGATCACGTGATTAATGAGCCTGATTATGTTTCAATTTCTGGCGTAGTCTCAGATACTCCGTTTAATTTTTTGTCGCAAGGAAACAGATCAATAGAGGCTTTCAATAATCTAATACAAATTCACAAAGAAAAAAGAATTATTACAATTGTTACTGGAATTAAAGTTTATCAAAATATGATAATGACCGTGTTGGATGTGCCTAGAAGCATAAAAACTGGTCAGAGTCTTACTTTTAATCTTGAGTTTCAAAAGGTACTTCTCGACACATTCATAAGAAACACGATAGAAGCCGCTTCGCTTTTCGTATCGACTCAAGAAAACGTTCCTCGTGAAATTATTTCGTCTAACGACAACATCCCCTTGCTTCAACTTGATCCACCTAATAGCTTGAGGGATCAGGCGCAAACAGGCGTTGACGCTGGAGTACAGAGCTTGCAGAATGTGCCAGAAACGAATTTAAACCGTTATCAAGAGCAAGCTATATTTATCAACGGTGGATCATGAGATTAATTCCTTTTAGAGAGCCTCCGCAGTGGCGAGAACAAATCCAACTATCAGGCACAATCTACTTTTTGCGTTTTCGTTGGAACGCATTAAATGAATTTTGGTCGATGGATGTTTTGACTGCTGACGAGTCTCCAATTGTGCTTGGAGTTAAAATCGTTAATAATTGGAATTTGCTAGAGCAGTATTCAATGTTAGAAAAGCCACTTGGTGAGATACTCTGTCAAAGTGTCATAGGCAGCTTTGAGAAGCTTAAACGATATGATATGACGATAGCCTCTCAGTTAGTTTATTATGAAGAAAACGAATTAGAGCAGCTTTAAAATGCGATTTGGCAGAAACGCAAGAGTGAAAATCAGGATCGCTAACGGAAAAGGTAGTGGCTATAGAGAGACAATCGAAATTCAAGGTCTTAGAATTGCTTTTAATATAACCAAGTCGCAAAGTTACTCTCTTAATACTCTTTCTCTTCAAATTTGGAATCTTGGACAAAGCAATAGAAATTTACTTAAGAAAATCGGTGATGAAATTACGTTAGAAGCATGGTATGAGCTGGAAGGAGAGGAAAATAAACTCACCTTTATAGGAGACTCAACGAAAGTTTCTCATCAATTCGTACAGCCTGATATCATAACGTCAATTGAATGTTTAGACGGACAAAGATTTTTTCTTTTAAAGCTCATCAATGTGAGTTATACGGAAAAAATGCCGATCAGGGACATTATCAGAGACATTTGCACAAAGAATAATGTTGATATAGCCTATTTTGCTCCAAGCGATAATATCATTTATCCAAGCGGTTTTTCACACAATCAAAGCCTAAAGCTAGCCATAGACATTTTAACAGAGGCTTTAGGATTGCAAGCAATTTTCACTAACGGAAGCCTCTATATTGTTCCGAAAAATCAAAGCATATCCAGAAATTCGTATATCGTTAATGTAAATAATGCAATGGTTAATGTTCCTGAACGGTATGTTTTCAAATATCGAAACTTACTCACAGGAGTCCCTGAAATTGGTTTTAAAGTTAAAACTCTTTTGCGACCTGAAATACTGCCAGGAGATACAATTAGAGTTACTTCGCAAAAAGCAGATTTAAAAGGAAATTATTTTGTGGCAGTGGCAACGCACCAAGGCGACACTCACGGCGACCCTTGGGACTCAACATTCGAGGTATATTTAAAAAATGACCTCTCTAACTGACGCTGTAAAATACGCCATAGATTTTAACCTCGCTAACGTTCACACATGCCTGCCAGCGCAAATAATCTCATATGATTATCAAAAACAAAAAGCGCAAGTTAAGCCAGTGATAAGCAAAAGATGGACTGATGGAAATTTTTCAGAAATGCCGATAATTAATGGCGTTCCTGTTATTTTCCCAAGCTCAGGGGGAGCTTCCTTGACGTTTCCAGTAAAAGAAGGTGATTTTTGCCTGCTGGTCTTTGCTGAAAGAAATATTGATTTATGGAAGACAGAGGGACGACAAAACCCAATGGACTCAAGAAAGTTCAATTTGTCGGACGCTATCGCAATAATGGGCATTACTCCCTTTTTCCAGGAGAGCAAAGCGGAGAATAACCAAGACGTTCTTTTGACATATCAAAATTCAAAAGTTAGAATCAAGGAAAGTGGAGAAATTCAGCTAGAAACTTCAGGAAAAATTGCAATTGGAACAGCTCAGAATGAGCTTTTAGATATTCTTTCAGAGACTTTGGGGTATCTTGCAAACTCCTTAAGCACCAGCGTAGGCACACCTTTTACTTTTTCGACACAATGGGCAGCTTTAAAAG